TTAGTCAAACATTCTCAACAGCAGATGATAACCAACCAGCAGTCACAGTCGCTATCGCACAAGGTGAACGTGAGTTTATCAAAGACAACAAGCGACTTGGCGAGTTTAATCTAGAAGGTATCGAACCAGCACCACGTGGTATGCCGGCGATTGAGATTACACTGGATATTGATGCCAACGGTATCTTGAAAGTGTCAGCTAAAGATAAGAAAACAGGCAAAGAAAACAAGATCACTATCAAAGCTAATTCTGGATTGACAGATGAAGAAATTGAGAAAATGGTGCAAGATGCAGCGACTAATGCTGAAGCAGATAAGAAACAACGTGCTCTAGTAGATAGTCGTAACAATGCTGACGGCCAAATCTATCAAGTTAACAAGACACTTACAGACCATGGCGACAAGATCACAGCAGATGAAAAGACCGCTATCGAAACAGCAGTCAAGGCAGTCGAAACTGCTATCGAAGGTGATGACATCCCTGCTATCACCGACAGTGTTGAAGCGTTGACCAAATCCGCAGAACCATTATTCAAAGTATATCAGGCTGCTGAAGCTGCCAAAGCAGAAGTTCAACCTGGCGAACAAACTAATTCAGAAAAACCCAGCGATGTAGTAGATGCTGAGTTCACTGAAGTTAAAAAGGATGCCGAATAAGGGTCCTTGATTTAATCTTGCTTAACTATAAGGAGAATAAGCTATGAAACAAGTATATATTAATAGTTTGGATATTCCAAGTATCCAAAGATTTGCAGTTGGATTTGACCGCATGTTTGATGAGCTCAGCCGAACAGCTGGCACATTAAATGCCAGTAACTATCCACCTTACAACATAATCAAAGAGTCAGAAACTATCTGGAAGATTGAGGTAGCTGTCGCAGGCTTTGATGAAAGTGAATTGGACGTTGAGATAGTCAACAACGAACTAGTTGTTACTGGTGCAGTCAACAAAGAAAACAAAGCAGAACAACAATATCTACATCAAGGTATCGCTGGTCGTGACTTTGAACGCACATTTGCTCTAGCAGACAACGTAGAAGTCAAAGGTGCTCAAGTTAAAAATGGTATCTTGACTGTTACTTTAGAACATATCGTTCCAGAGTCAGCCAAGCCAAAAAAGATTGCAATTACCTTTCAGAAGTAGTATAATTAATAGTGTGGGCAGTAGCGATACTGCCTCACTAATCAACTAAAATATGACGACATTCGAAAAGGAATTTATGGGCACCAAAGCGGTCACTAGAGTAAAACCTACTCCAAATCTCAACTTGAAAGAACCTCCCTTGTATCGCGTGATCTATATCAATGACAGCGTTACTACCATGGAATTTGTCGTCCAAACACTGGTTGAAATATTCAATCATAGTCCAGAAGAAGCACAAGCTGTTACTATGAAAATCCATGAAGAAGGCAGCGGCACAGCAGCGATACTTCCTTATGAAATGGCAGAACAAAAAGGTGTTGAAGTAACACAACTGGCCCGGAACAATGGGTTCCCATTACAGGTTAAATTAGAACCAGTAGAATGATATTCAATAAAGTCCAGGAATTAAAAGCACAGGGCCTACGCATAGGATTTACAGCCAGCCAGTTTGATATGCTGCATGCTGGTCATGTTGCCATGCTAAGTGAAGCTAAAAATCACTGTGATTATCTTATCGCTGGATTACAAAATAATGCCAGCTGGGATCGTCCTGAAAAGAACGCACCAATACAAAGTATAGTAGAACGTCAAATACAACTAGCGGCAACACGCTATGTAGATGAGATCGTGGTCTACAATACAGAAAAAGATCTTGAAGACATATTATTAACCTTACCTATCGATGTTCGTATCTTAGGTATAGAATACGAAGATAAAGATTTTACAGGTAAAGATATCTGTAACAAACGAAACATTAAATTAATCTTTAACAGTCGTGATCACAGTTTTAGTTCCAGCAGTCTTCGTAAACGTGTAGCAGAAGCGGAAAGTAAACGATAATGGATATAATGTTAGACTTAGAAACTCTCAGCGTCCGTCCAGATGCTACTATCCTTACCTTTGGTGCTTGTAAGTTTAGCCCATATAAAAAGCATGAGATCGTAGATGGTATCTATTTCCGTGTTAATGTAGATGAACAAACAGCACTTGGACGTCATGTGGATGATAATACAGTGGCATGGTGGGGCCAACAAGCAGATGATGTCAGAGAGGAAGCACTTGGCGAAGGTGACCGCATTTCGCTAGACGAGTTTACCAAGCAGTTAAATAGATTTATAGTAGGTTGTGATAACATCTGGGCACAGGGTCCTGTGTTTGATATCGTTATATTAGAAAACCTTTATCGTCAAATGGGATTACCTTGCCCATGGCAGTTCTGGCAGATCCGTGATAGTCGTACCTTATTAAGCACACACGGTGACCCTAGAGATAAGAACAAAGCAGGCCTGCACAATGCCTTAGAAGATTGTGTGAGCCAAGCCCAAGCAGTTCAAACGGTATTTGAACGTTGTGGTATTACGGAGAAACGTTAATGGATATTATATTTGGTAGAGAAAACGCTGAAAAATTGCGTGAAAAATATACAGTATTAGACCTAGAAACTGTAGAGAAAGATGGGCATAGTATTGAAGTATTTTGCCTAATAGGCGCAGATAAGATATCGATCGGTGATCTACCACAATTAGCCCAATGGACTAAACTACACAATGATTTCTTAAACGGGTATCATACTCAGCAATACGACTACTGCCGCCAATGCATTGAGCATTTAACAGGCAAATTTGGTGGTGAACTTGACACATTCTACGAAGAAATCCTCAAACGCATAGACGCTGCAGACCCGCAAGACAAGTAATAACCCAACAAAACACTCACTTAATTCCTAGCCTCTAGCCAGATAAATATTGATGGAGACTAGACGCGGTGAGAAAACTAATAACTATAATCTCGATCACCGTAGGGATAACAGCTCAGGCTGCGCCTCTACCTGATTATCAATTTAAGAGTCCTAGCTTTAACGGTATAGGCTACGGCACCTACGTCTTAACGATTGAAAACGAAGAGCATACTCGTAAACAGGCTATTGAAGATGCTATTAAAGCTGCCAAAGAAAAGGCGGCAGCAGACGCAAAAAACACTCCAATTAACCAGTTTTTAGTTAATCTAGAGTCAAGAATACTAGCACAAGTGAGCCAAAACCTGGCCACAGCTATGTTTGCCCCAGGGGCGGCTACAAGTGGTACAATGGCTTTCCAAGGTAATACGATATTTTGGCAGAATTTAGGCAGTGTGATTAGATTACAGGTAACAGACAATTTAGGTAATGTTACTACTATTGATGTTCCTTTAGGACAGTTTACATTTACACCATGAGAAAACTATTTGTCCTAATAGCTGTTATATTATTAACAGGATGTGCTACCATACAAAAAGGTGGATATGAGCATAAACCTGAAGTAGTTCCTAACAAGATGCAAAAGGAATTTGATTTAGTACCGCCACCTGCTAGTAAGCGTATTACTGTTGCTGTGTATAGTTTTAAAGATTTAACAGGGCAACGTAAAGCAACACCTAACATTGCCAGTTTCAGCACAGCGGTTACACAAGGTGCAGAGCCATTCTTGATCAAAGCTCTACAAGATGTAGGACATGGTGAATGGTTTGATGTAGTAGAACGTGTTAACGTAGACAATCTAGTTAAAGAACGCACGATTATCAAACAGATGCGTGATGCTTATGAAGGCGCTAATGCCAAACCACTAATGCCCTTACAGTTTGCAGGGATTATAGTAGAAGGTGGTATTATAGGCTATGATAGTTCAACTGAAAGTGGTGGTGCGGCCTACAAGTGGTTAGGTATTGGTCCGCAAACACAATACAGTAAAGATATAGTAACAGTTAGTTTGCGTGCTATTAGTGTAAATACAGGTAAAGTCTTAGCTACTGTGACAGTAAACAAGACTGTATACTCAACAGCAGACAGTATTGCTATATTGAAGTTCCTCAAAGAAGGAACACAGGCATTTGAATTAGAAACAGGCTTGACTATTAATGAGCCTACAAGTTTAGCAGTTAAAGCAACTGTTGAAGCAGGCGTTGTAGAATTGATCAAAGAAGGACAACGCAAAGGCATTTGGGATTATCGTGATTCCAGCAAGAAAGCAGTAGAGGAACCTGTGGTAGTCACAGAGCCTCTCAAACAAGATTCAGCACCAGTGGTGGCAACAATACCACCAGCTGAAGTAGCAAAGCCTGAGACACTTATAAAAACTAAAAAGTCAAAGGTTGTAAAAAATCCTGAGGTACAACTACCTGAGGTAACTAAAGGTCCTAAAATGACCAAGGAGCAAGTAGATGTTAAATTACATTAAGACACTGTTCGCTGTTCTATTAATCAGCGTGTCAACGGCGTGGGCTGCAGACA